TCGCACATGACCTTGGAGGTCGCCTCTCTGGTTCCGGCAATCGCATCCCATAATTGGGAACTCTCCTCCGTCCAGACGCTACCAGAATGGAATAGAAGTGGCAGATTCAAGGCTTGTCGCATCGCACTGAACGCCTCAGCTAAGCGGTCGCACGACTCGCAGCCGCTATCACATACACAGCCGTTGCCTAGGATCGCTTGGTTACTCATTGGCTAATTGCTCCTCGATGGTGGAAACGATTAGATGGCGCTCCGTCAATTCGTATATTCGCTCCGAGTCATCGCGGCAGTCACCATAGAAATCTGCTCGATGGTAGGCCCCGCAACCGCCGCACTCCTCGACCTCTATGGAGCCGTTGCCCAGGACAGTCTGATTGCTCATGCCAGCACCTCGAATTGTGACGAGTGGAGAGGCACGTCATAGGCTCCGAGCGATACGACATGCCAATCTTTCTTGCCGAGCGGGCCGGGAACCTTGCCGACGTAGAGTCCTTGCTGGCCCGGCTCCACAGTCTCAATGAAGTGTGTGGCGGACCCGCATGTGCCCTTTGCGACAGCCCCACAGCGAACTAGGATCTTTACCGGCACGCCTACCTTTGCGCTCATGCTCCCTCCCTCTGCGCCTTTGCTACATGCACGCCAGGTACTGGACCATCGCACGAGCAGGCATCAGGCCGAGCGCGCCCGCAGTCAGGGCATTGTTTCCAATAACTGGGGCAGTCGCGTCCACAGCCGTCGCATTCCCATCGCTCATTCGCTTGGGTGTTCATTGACCCTCTCTCTGCGCCTCGTACATAGCGCATGATTGTCTCGCGTCTGGCGTAGCGGTGACAGGCGACACAATGCCCCATACTGTGCCCGCCCGCCGAGCGGTACTCCACGGTGTCATGTGTACAGACTGATTGATAGCCTCTAGGCTTCATCAGCTCTCCCTCTGCGCCTTGACGGGGCGCGGTTCGTGGCACCAGCATTCGCACAGCGGGCCATCGCAGCATGCGCGCTCGTGGTAGCCGCTACGGGTACAATGCATCGCACATGTGCAAATCATCAGCGTCACCTTGACGGGCGCACGACACCGGTCCCGGTACTCCAGACAGGCAACAGAACCTTGCCAGTGGTCGAGCGCTCCGCCGCACACCTTGCAGCACTCCGCGACGACCTGCGGCTTGGGCTCAGGCTCACGCACACAGATACAGCAATAGAACCAACCGTGCCGTCCTCGCTCTAGCGGGATATCATGCTCCCGGCACATCAGCGTAGGCTTCGTCTGTCCGCTCATCGGCTCACCTTGTCGGGGCCATACTTCGCCTCTAGTCTGGCATCCACTATCTGCATGGCGCAGGTTGAGCAAAGCATCCGCGCCGCGCCAAATGAACCATCCACACAGCGCCAGGTCACATCCTGCCAGCGCCTATCACAGCACTCGCACCGTTCGCCGTCCTTGTGTCGCTTGCTCATGGTGTGCTACCTCCCACTCGACGAATCTACGCTCACTTGACAATCGCGTCAAGGACTATTGTGGAGTGGATGTCATTTGTCACAAACTGTTACCTATTGCCTCACTTGACAAGCCTATTAGTGGGGCGTAATGTAACGGTGTGCAGACTGCTATGTCAGAACTAGGCGCTAACCCTGCACCAACTAGGCCGCGTCCCACTGGGACTAGGCCAACCGCAGACCAGCGGGCGGCATTCTACGTGGCCCTAGAGCAAGGTCACTCTGCACGTCAAGCCGCTATCATGGTAGGCGTTAACCGTAACACTGGCGCTGAATGGGCCAAGCAAGCAAAGGTGCGAAAGGCTGAACAACAGGCTCGCAGCGGCGTAATTGCCTCAAAAACCGAATTGGCAGCTGAATTGACACGAATCGCACTCCATTGCGACGACGTTGCGCCACGAGACAAGGTGAACGCGGTTGCCACGCTCAGTAAGGTGATGGGCTATGACGCGCCCACCCGCACCGAGCAGGTGATCGTCAACGCATCCGTGCAGCAGTGGATTGAGGCGCAGCGCTCCCTGGCCACGCCAGCGGTCAATGCTCTGCCATCATCGACGGCCGGCACACCCCCAAATCAAACTATTTCGAGTTCGCTCAGCCAGTCTCCAGCTACGGTAGATCCGGAGAAATCGTGATTCTCAATTTGTACCAGGCTGGAGTTGGATATGTACATAGGAACGTTGAAGTCGCTTGTGGTAACTGCGGCAAAATTTTTTTACTGAAGAACGGGAGAATGAAGTATTGCTCGGTTGAGTGCAGGGGCAGTGCAATATCTAAGCGAGCCGCCGAAAAGCACGCCAGCAAGTCTCCCAAGATTTTTCTGCTGACGTGTGTTACATGCAACAAGCAGTTTGAGCATTCTGGGAGATATGCGTCCGAGCGACGCAAGAATTGTTCTGTGGAGTGCAAGAAAGAACACAAGAGAGTTAAGTGGCCTCCGCGTGAGTGTCCTGGGTGTCACGTCAAGTTTGTTCCGGCTGTGGGCCGAGGTGGAGCGTGGAGATCGCAGATGTACTGCACCCCATCATGCAGGCTCTCTAATCGCCCAGAGTCTGTACGAAAAATTAAAATTGAGCCGAAGCCATTGTCTCAGCCTGTGCTGGAATCTAGGGCATGTAAGTTCTGCAAGTGCGAGTTTCAGGCATACAGGCATCAGAACAATAAATATTGCTCGGTGAGATGCTCCAAGTCATTCGGTAACAAAGTGCGTCTTAGAGCAAAGAAGAATCGCCAGACCGGCGGTCTTCTGTTCTCGATAGCCGCCTGTGAGATATGTGGCTGGGACAGAAATATCGAACGCGCTCATATCCTGCCTGCTCACAAAGGATGGAAGTTAAGCAAGTTCAATGTAATCCTGCTGTGCCCAAATCATCATCGTGCCTTTGATAGCGGTCAGTTAACAACAGATGAGCTTCATAAGCTAGGCGTTGGATGGCTCGCAGCATGACATGGATCGATATCACCGACTGGTGCGCAGCGACGGCGAATCGGCGAACGAGTACACCTATACTGGAGGACTAATGGCTAGCAAGGCAAAATTAGTGGCACCGAGTACTCTGGCGTTCACACGCTATGACGAGTCCAACACAAAGAAGGTTGGCATTGGCGTGTTCGTGGTGCTCAAGAACGGGAAGCAATATTTGTTTGGCGAGACGGCACAATGGACATGGCGTCATATCAGTGGCCAGCTAGTGCTTCAGGTGAAAGAGCACGGAACGATCTCTCTGCATGCACCATACGATTCGGTGGCATGCGTTGGCGGCCCGCAGGTAATATTCCGCGATGCAGAATGGAAGTAGGTATGCCTAAACCGCGCGCCAGCAGCAGCCGGCTGCAATCGGCTATGCGCGAGGTGCACACCAATGTACCGAGCACAGTTAAGCGTGCCAAGCATTTTGGACCTGGCGGCCCAGAGGCAATGAAGCGTGCGATTGCTTATGCGAAAGTACGCAGAGGTAAGTAGGTGCTTGACACTCAAGGCCAGGAGTTCAAGGACAAGCTCGCCGCTACTCGCCTCCGCTGCCTAAGCGATCTCTATTTCCTAGTCACGGAAGTCTTGTACTGGAACGACATCCACAAGTACGGCCCGTTCCACAAGTGGATGGCGGATACTGTGGGCAAGACGCCTGGCACCCGCGAACTATGGCTCGTCCCGCGCGACCACTTCAAGACGACCATCCTCACCATCGGCCACGGCATTCAGCAAATCCTCAGAGACCCAGGCGTCTCGCTACTCGTCGTCTCGCGCAAGGATGAGCACGCGCTGCTGATGTCGGAGGAGATGCGCCGCCAGTTCGTCTTCAACGAGCGCATGCGCAGCCTATTCCCCGGCTGGTGCAGCGCCACTCTGGATGACATGGGCAGCAAGGGAGAGTGGACCTCACCCGGCTACAAGATTATCCGTGGCAAGCGCCGACGCGAGCATACCGTCACAGCAACTGGTATCAAGTCGACGCAGCAATCCCGCCACTACAAATGGGGCTACTTCGACGATTGCATGGACGCGGCCGACACCACCGAGGTTGGCCTGCGTGAGATCCGCGCCGACTTCAAGGAGTTGATCCCGCTTATCGACAACGACGGCGGCATCATCATCCCCGGCACCCGCAAACACTACAACGATATCTATCAGGCGCAGATGGACACCGGCGCCTACAAGGTGTATGTGCGCCACGGCCTCGAAGGCAAAGAGCGGTGCAAGCTGGATGAGTGCAGCCGCTATGCCGAGCCGCACAACGAGCCGCAGTTCAAGACTGGCACAGCACTCTGTCCCGAGCGCATGAAGCGCGAGGACTACGATCGCAAGCTGCGTGAGTGTGAGATCGATCCCAAGAGCGGCGTCAGCTTCTTCTACCACGAGTACATGAACATTCCGTTCAGTCCCAGCGACCGCAAGTTCCAGCCGCGCTGGTTCGTGCAGGTGGACGACGGCAACATACCTGGCCTAGTTGCACCATTCGACCCGCTGACCAAGTGGATAGCCGTCGATACGGCGCTGAAGGAAGAGGAGCACCCGAGCGGCTACGACTATACCTGCATAGTGGTCGGCGGCTTCGATGAGCACGGCAGGCTATTCATTCTCGATATACTGCGCGACCGCCACTGGACAGCCAAGAAGTTCTGCGAAGCGGTGGTGACGTGCATGCAGTCGCAGGAGTACGGCGGCATCAGCCGAGTGATTACCGAGAAGGTGGCTGACAACATCAGTTGGCACGACACGCTGCGCGGCATGTGCAGAGCGAAAGGTGTGCCACTCATGCTGCTCAGCCTTACCCGTGGTGGTGGCGGCGTCATGGCGCGCCGCTCCAAGTACGAGCGCATCGAAGCCACTCAGGGTCACTTTGAGCAGGGCCGCGTATTCTTCCGTCGTAAGTCGGCTAACTTCGAGGATTGCGTCAACGAGTTCTGCAACCTGCGCCGCTGGACGAATGACGACATCGCCGACGCCATCAGCATGTTCTTTGATGAGCGCGTGATTGTCATGCCGCCGCACAAGGCTGCGGCCCAGCTGCCTGCTGCACAATTCCACCCGATGCCATTCGACGGGCCAGCCAGGCGAGCCGCCTTCAGGCAGGTGTCGCACTCCTCAAAGGGACTGACGGCCGCCGAGTTCCTGCGCAACGGGCAACTGTCGGTTGACGGCCGCGGCGGCATACTGTTCACCAAAGAGCAAGCCGACTTGTTTGCCACTCGTCCTGACAAGAAGCAAGAGCAGCTAGTGACTGCATTCAGGCCGATGCGATGATTCCAGGTGCTTATCCAACTGGCTCACCCGACGACGCCATCCTCAACATCTGGCACCGGCGCAAGGCTATCAGCCAGCGACTGCGCGATCCGTATGAGGGGACGTGGGTGCAGAACTGGAGAGCGTACCGCGCTTTTCAGGAGGAGACGCCCGACCCAGCCGACTGGTGGAGGAGTAACGAGTACATACCAGAGATATTCAACTCGGTAGAGACTGTGCTGCCGCGCATGATCTTGGGAATGTTCAGCAAACCCGAGTGGTTTGACGTGAATTGTCCACACGCCAACATTCCCGGCCACCCTGGACTCAACTGCTTTGACTATGAGCGAATGGTGAAGTCGCTGCTCATGAGTGGAACGCGGCGCATGAATCTGTTTGAGCCAGCCTATGAAGGCTGCAAGTACTGCACCATCATGGGCCACGTCTGGTGGAAGCTGCGTTGGGAGCAGGATGTACAGAACCGTGCGGTGGACGTGCCGGTGATGGACCCGTCAACCGGTGAGATGCACAGCGCCACCATGGCCGTACCCTATATGGCCTATGACGATCCCAAGCTGGACTGGGTGAGCAACTTCCGCTTGTGGCCAGATCCCACTGGCCAAGGTGAATGGTTCATCGAGCGCATCGACACGACGCTAGAGAAGCTGATGCGCATCAACCAGCACACCGGCATCTACAAGAATCTAGAGACGCTGGAGCGCGCACCCGTCAATTTGATGAAGGAGACTAACTCGCCAGTCGCGCGCACAGATGGCTACAGCAACAGAGAGCTGGAGATTGATGCGATTGAGGGTGTGCAGACGGATACGCGCGACGAGGGCCACGAGGGCACACCGATTCAACTGGACGTGTGCGTCGGCATGGTGCCTTATGAGCCCGATGACGGAATTCACTGGCGCCGACAGGTGATAGCTAACAACTTCACCATCATCCGTGACGTGCCTAATCCGACGCCTGACATGAAGCCTGAGTACTTCAGCAGCCAGCAAATACCCGTACCAGGCTTTGTCTATGGTGACAGCGTGGTACGTTATGCAGAACCAATGAATCGTCAGCTCAACCGGCTGGCCAACTACCGAATGGACGAGGTGGTGCTCGGTATCTGGCAGCAGTACATCCTCAATCGCAATGCTGTGACACCCAATCAGCTACAGTTTGGGCCTGGCGGTGTCATCTGGGTAGACACGCAGGCTGATGTGCGCACCGCCGCCGCTGTGCTGGAGCGCCGGCCAGTGATGCCTGAGAGTTACAAGGAAGAGGCGGTGAGCATGGATCGCATTCAGCGCACTACTGGCGCGACGGCCATTCAGCAGGGTGCGCAGTCCAGCGACAGAGAGACAGCCACCAGTGTCGGTGCGCGTGTGCAACTAGGAAGCGAGCGATTCCGCCTGGCCGTAATGTGGCAGAACATGACATTCAAGCGTCAGCTGCTGAAGCGCATGTTCGCACTCTATCAGCGCCACTTGCCGCCTGAGCGACTCGTGCGCATCGTCGGCACGGACTATCAGGTGCCAATCGACATCAGCATGCTTCAGGACGACATCGACATAGACATCGACGCCGACATTTACGACATAGACGGCCCGCTGAAGCAGCAGGCGTTGACGCAGTTGATGCAGGCTGCTGCGGTGCCGCCATACTCGACTTGGCTGCGTCCAGAAGTTCTACTGAGAGACAGCGTGGAAGTCGCGCTGAACAAGGACGGTCGCAAGTATGTCAAGTCTGCTGAAGAAGTGGCTGCCGAATCTCAGGCTGCTCTGTTCCGGGCTGTCACGCTCGCTGGTCTCGGCTTGGAGCCGGATGCGTCGGGAGGAAACACCCTCGCTTCCGAGAACATTAAGTCTCGAACAGCTATCCAGAAACAGCGTAAGAGTGTATCTGGAAGCGCTGCATAAGCGCGGGCAGCCAGTGAGTGTGATGACTTATGACGAAGCAATCAAGCGCGCAGAACTTGCCGCGAGTTTCATCGCGCACCCATACTGGGAGTATGTGAGTCGCATGCTGAGCGGCACCATTCAAGCCGAGACTGAGGAAGTATTGGCAAGTAACGAGCATTTAGAGAGCAACCGTGCAGCTGTAGCCCACTGTCGCAAGATGCTGCAGATGCCATTCCGAGACATTGAACAAGGCCGACTGGCAGAGGGCGAGTACCGCAAGGCGCAAGCCAGCTATGCCAGGAGACGCGGTGTCCAAAGCGGCCCAGTGCCGCATGAGGTGCAGTGATGGCTGATACACCGAACCAACTGGACTTTACGCTGAATCCTGGGCAGCCTCCGAGCGGAGAGAGCAGCGAGTCTCTCGAAGCCAAGATTGCCGAGATGCAGCGACAGGGACTGGACCCTAACATGAATCCAGTGATTGTCGAGAAGATGCAGCGGGATATCGAGTACATGCGCAACATTGAGAACACTCAGCAACCGGAGAGCGCTCCCTCACTTCTGCCGACGACTACGCCTGAATTAGACAGGCTGGAAGCTCTGCAGAAGGAGCTGGACACTGCGAAGGCTGAGGCAACCCGCTGGAAGAAGGAGTTCGGCCGCCGCGAAGGCACGGTTGGGCAGATGAAGCGTGAACTGTCTGAGCTCAAAGCGCAGGTCAGCCAGATCACGCCGTCATACAACGTGCAGCAGATAACTGGGAAGGCGCCGGAAGAGTATTTGACGGCGCAAGACTCAGTCAACTTGCTCATGTCCCAGTCGCAAGCCTTCGGGAACGCACTGCGTCAGTTGCGTGAAGAGCTGCTGGCTCAGCAGACAAATCCCGCTGATGCGCTGCCTCTCGACATGGAGGCCGAGCTGATTGAATCGCACCCGTGGCTGACCGACCTGCCGCGTCCGCAGAAACTGCGTGCCATGCAGGACATTCTCGCCAGCTCGGGTGTCACCGTGACGCCGCCAGCGCCAGTTGCGACTGGTCAAGCGTCACAACCAGCAACATTGCCAGCACAGGCCCGCGCTCCCGTGCGGCAGGTTGCATTCATAGAGCCGTCGAACAAGGGAAGTCAGGCTGAGCGTGACTCCATCATGCCCGAGCGCCAGGCATACCAAACCAAGATGAATCAGCTTGCCGATTTGCTGCGCGGGCCATATAAGCCCGGCTCAGCAGACAAGGCTGAGGAGATTCTGAGTGCCATGGGCTCTGGTGTTGTGGACGAGCGCGCATCTGACTTCGTGATTCGTCGGCACTAATAACGAGGAATCATGACTATCACCACCACTGGCATAGCGACGCTCATCCCGGCGTACTATGACCGCAAGTTACTGGACAACCTTTATCCCGACCTGTATCTCTACCAGTTCGGCGTCAAGAAGCCCGTCCCGCGCAACTTCGGCAAGACGATCACCTTCACGCGCTACTTCACCTCCGGCACCAGTCATCCGCTGCCATTTCAGGTGACCGAGGGAACGCCAATCGGTCTGTCCAACCTGTCGGCCGCGACTATCACTGCCACGCTCAGCGAGTATGCGTCAGCTATCGGCGTCAGCGACCTAATCGTCATGACGGCTATTAGCGACGTTGTGCGTGGCGCCGTCTACGAGTTGTCGAAGGGTGCAGCGCTGAAGATCGAGCGCAAGACTCGCCAGACGATCAGCGCGACGGGTGCTCTATTGCCGGCTCGCAATACCGCTGGCACCGGCTCAGTCACAATCGCCACCACCAGCACTCTGCAGGGCCGCGACTTGTATCGTGCGGTGGCCAAGCTCCGTCAGTCGAACGCTCGCACGTGGCCGGACGGTTACTTCGCCGCAGTCATGCACCCGCGCGTGGCTCTCGATGTCAAGAGTGAGGCGGCCACCACGTCACCTGGCGCCTGGATTGAAGTCAACAAGTACGCTACCAACGAAACAGTCGGCATGGTGTATCGCGGTGAAGTCGGCCGCATCGGCGGCGCTCGTGTTGTCGAGTCGAGTGAAGCGAAGCGCCTGGTGGGTGTCCCGATTTCCACCAATGCCAGCGGCTTTATGACGCTGGTCATTGGGCCTGGTGCTTACGGTGAGGCCGAGTTGGACGGTATGGCCGCATCCGTGTACGTGAAGCCAGTCGGCAGCGCCGGATCAGCCGACCCGGCCAACCAGCGCGGCAGTATTGCTGTGAAGGTGCTGTTCGCTCCTGTGGCACTGGAGGCGGCCCGCATGGTGCGTCTGACCAGCGGTGGCGCGCTCCTCTAGAAAGGAGTCTACATGGCAGAACGATTCAATCGCGACCCTACATACGATCTCGGCAGGCACATCGTCACCGGAGAAACCGGGCCGCTTAGCGGCGACCCGGCAATCCAGAAGTTTGATGCCGAGCTGGATCGCAACGATCCAATGGACAGCTTCACGGCTGGCGTCACTGCAGGCCTATTCGAGGGCCAGTCCGCCGAGGCTATCCAAGAAATGAATCTCACTCAGGCACTCGGCATGCAGTCTGGCGCAGGACAAGCAGGTCTACCAGTCAACATGCAGGTGGCCAACGATTGTCATGACGAGCCGTCGAAGGGCGGCCTCGCATACGGTCCGCGCTATACAGACAGCGAGCGCGACAATGGAGGTTACTGATGGCTGACATCACGGTTGATGTGAACTGGGAAATCCTTCCAGCCAGAGAAGTGCTTGGCAACGGCGCCAATCGCTTCGACTGCTGGAGGCAGAACGACACGCTAGGCCCGTACCCGCCGACTGCCGAGTCTGGTCCGCCGGAGACTGAAGGCGAGCCTGGCAATGCACCAACGGCCGGCGGCTAGGAGGTTTACATGCCCAAGGTAGAGATCGATGTCGACTGGGAGATTGGCAAGCCGGCTACGACAGTCGATATCGACAAGTGCTCCAAGAACGTGACGCTCAACCCTGACAAGCATCATATTGACAGCGGTCCGCGCTACGTCGGCGAGAGCGATGCGCCGAAGGCAGGGTAACTGAACATGCGTCCCGGCAGACACGGCTCCATGTCGTCTGGCGAGTTCGAGCAGATACTCGTCCGCAACGCAAACTTTCTATCCGTCCGCCGCGCCGGGAGCGGCGACGGACTCGCCGGCCTCTACAATGCAGTCAATGGCGACTTCGTGCTCGGCATTACACCCGGCACGATGCCAGAGTACTCGCACATGACTAAGCTCACCTACAACTGTGACTGCAGCCCACGCGCTCTCTGCAAGCGCGGCATTCACGGCACTGGTCTGGTGCGCGGCTGGCGCAACATTCTGTTCGAGTTGGCCACTCGCGGCCGCGTGCGCATCACCAACGAGATAGTCCGCACACTCGGCGAAGAGGACACGATACATGCAATGTCCAAGTTGCTGGCGGCCGCACCTGGCGGCAACCCAGCGCCTGCATGGGAGTACAGCAGCCTATGAGTGACAACCCGATAGTCAGCGTAATCATCAGCACCTACGACAGGCCGCAACGTCTCGACACAGCACTTGCAAGTGTGCACGCTCAGACATTCACCGACTTCGAGGTAATCGTCATAGACGACTGCTCGCCAGATAACGAAGCGGTGCACGCAGTACTTGAGAAGTGGAATGACAAGTTTGAGGAGCGCGGCGTCGAGTTGAAAGGCATCCGGCTTGGCGAGAACAGCGGCTATCAGTGCATGCCTAAGAACATCGGCGTCGGATTCTCGCGCGGCACTTACATTGCCTATCTGGATGACGACAACACGTGGCGGCCTGAGCATCTGAGCAAGTGCGTCGCTGCCATCGAAGCCGACTTCAGCACCGATATGGTGTACTCGCGTCTTTGCTACCACGCAGACGAGGCGGCCAATGCGGCATACAAGGAGAAGTCTGGTGTCGAGTTGCCAATCGGTGACGCTGAAGGCCAGCAGTGGAATCCTCATCTTCTGAGTGTGCGCAACTACATAGACACCAGCACCATCTTGCATAGTAAGGGTGCATTTGTGCGGTTGGTGCGAGACTCTGGCAAAGGTTGGGATGAAAAACTGCGCCGCTTCGGTGACTGGAACTTCGTCTGGCGCTGGGCCGTGCATGGACTGAGCGGCAAGTTGGTGGATGCAGTGACAGTGGACTATAACTGGCACATGGGTAGCATGCAACTGAGTCGTCCAGCCATCGAGGTGCCTGTATGTTTGAACTACTCACAGTATCACGCGATGAAGCACGACCGCGACATCGAGTTGCGTGCTGCATCGTCACTCGCAGCGGCCGGGAACGTTACCTAAAGCGCACATTAGCCGGGTTGCGCAAGCAGCCGGTAGATATTCTGCTTTGGGCCAACGGTCCAATCGACCACAAGCTGGCAGACGGCTGCGTCTACTTTCGCCAGCACGAGTTTAACGTCGGCCAGCACGTTGCGCACAACGAGATGCTGGACGAGTGTGTGCGGCGCGGCTACGACTGGCACATTCGCATCGATGACGACTGCTGGATCAGCACGCGCAACTGGCTCAAGCGTCTTTTAGCAGCCCAGGAAGCGATTAAGAAGCTGCGTGGCAAGTATCTGGTGCTGGGCATAGACATCAAAGGGCTGAACAGTCCGCCGCCTCGGCTTGAGGGTTACGAGATTGGCCGCGAAGTCATGGAGCGCGTAGACATACTCGGCGGCATCTTCCGCATGGCACCGATGTCCATGATGCAATACTTCCGTTGGGATGAGCGGCAGGCGATGGGCTTCGGTGACGCCACCCAGTTCCGCTCATTCTGCGAGTCCACCACCACCGAGTTGATGCGCATTGTAGGGATTCGGGCCACGCACGGAGAGAGCACCAACTCACAGAACGACACCAACCCTGCATGGGAGTATGAGCATGACATGCTGCAGTACATTCCGCTGGGGCTATAGATGCGCGCCATCTTAGACTTCGACGACTTGTGCGACACCAACGATCCATACGACGCGCTGGTCAAGCTGCACGAGCGCGACTCCAACTTCAAGGTGACGCTATTCGCCATACCAGTCCGCTGCTCCGAGGCCTTGCTGCACAAGTACTCGAAGATTAGCGACTGGTGCCAGCTAGCCGTGCACGGTTGGCGTCACTCACGTCATGAGGCCTTGGGCTGGAACAGTGAGGAGACCAATGACAGGCTGCAGAAGGCGCAGTCGCTCTATCCAGGCTTCGCCAAGTTGTTCAAGGCGCCTAACTGGGAAACGCACAACGAGACATACGCCGGCTGCAAGGCTGCAGGATTCGCCATTGCCGACCACATCCGCAACATCGAGATTCTACCGGCCAAGCAGCCGCATTACATTTACAACATCCGGCTTCGCGGCGACAAGTTTACCCGTCTACACGGTCACATTCAGCCGTGGGACGGAACAGGATTGACGGAGAATGCAGATGAGAGTGGAATCAACCCAGCGTACCTATTGCCCGTCGGCACCGACTACGCCTTCTGCGCCGAAGCAGTCACGACGGACAAGGGAGTGGCAATCTGATCAGGCTTATATAGCCGATCAGGACGAGACGAGCAGCTGGAGCAGCGAATCCATCTGGGGAGAGGCTGCGGCCAGCAAACTAGTGGCCTTCGGTCACTGGTTGGGTACTCGTCTCTGCCATGACGACAAGGTAGCCGACTTCGGCGGCAACGATGGCTTCGCTTCATTCAACTTCTACCTGGTGCACAAGGTGAAGCCGCTGGTGGTGGACTGCGAGCCGCGCCGCCTTGAGCATGCCGACAAGGTATACAAGTTATCCACTTACCAGACTTTCATAGAGAGTATGCCTGAGCTGGCCGACGACTCAATCGACTGGGGCTTCACGTCGCACACTCTTGAGCACACGAGAGACACAGAACGTGCTATGCGTGAAATGGCTCGTGTGGTGAAGCGCGGCTGCCTGTTTGTCGTCCCACTGGAAGACTTGAGGCATGCGAGGCGCAACCATGCACACGCCATCTGCTTCACCAAGGAGAGCGACTGGGCCAAACTCTTGCGGCGCAACGGCTGGAATGTCATCTCGTGCAAGAAGGTGATTAAGCACGAGTGCCACATCTATGCGGAGCCCTTATGATGAGTGCAAATGATCTCACGCGCAAGATGCTGACTGGGTGCGGCCACACGCAGGCAATCATTGTGCCGCATGACGAGTGTGTCGCGGCTCAGTTGGCTCAGTGGGAGGCCGCCATCAGACTCGACTGTGCGCGAGTGCACGCCAGAGAGCACCGACAGTCCATTGACGACAACAATGCAGCTACCGAGTTGGCCAAACAGGAAGTTGAGAAGCTGACGAGAAAGGCAGACGCCTTGAGTATTCGCGTGACTACTCTGAATGAGTCTAATGCGCTACTGAGAGCCGAGTTGCGTGCTGCGCTGGCCGAGATTGACGACTTGAGCGCTCGACTGAAGGCTGAGGGCCTGCAGAACCAGTATGCCAAGTATCCGCAGGTGGTGAGCGAGTGAATATAGTCGGCATTCACCTTGAGCCTGGCGGTGTCGGCTGGCTGCGCTGTTGGAACTGGACGACGGCGCTTAGCAAGCGCGGCCACAGCGTCAAGCACCGCCCGCACGAGAGCAAACAGTTTGAGTGGCGCGAGATTGACAACTACCTGCGCGATGCAGACGTGGTGATTGCCGGACGCATGGCTCATGAGCAAGTGTTTCTGGCGCTACTGGCTGGCCGCGACTTGTACCATTACAAGCTGATCATCGACACTGACGACAATTCAGACGACATCCCGCATTTCAACTATGCGCACCCTGACTATCATGCTGGCACTGGGCTGTCGAGGCTAGTGCGGCTGGAGTTGCGCGAGGCTGACTTGGTAACAGTCAGCACGCGCCGACTTGCAGAGTGGGCCAAGCAGTACGCCAAGCGAGTGGTGGTGCAGCCTAACTGTGTGGACACCAGCTTATATGCCAACGTGCACAGTCGGCCCAAGGAGCCGCGCCACTCAACGGATCAGCGCATCTACTGGGGCGGTGGCGGCGGCCACTACGGTGACTTGTTGCTAGTCAAGGAGCCGCTGCTGCAGATTATGGCTGAGCGGCCTAACGTCAAGCTGGTATTCAGTCTGTTCATACCCGACTGGGCCGCCAGCCTGCCGCCATTCCGCTGCTTCATGATCCGCTTCGCGCACTTCAACGCCTACCCAAAGGTACTCAAGGCAATCAACGCAGATGTGGCACTGGCACCGCTTGTCGAGCACGAGTTCAACCGCTGTAAATCAAACATTAAGTATCTCACATACGCCATGGCTGACATTCCTGGCGTCTATCAGGACATTGACGCCTACGAGTGCGTGCGCCACGGCTATGACGGCATGAAGGCGCGCACTCAGGACGACTGGTACAAGCACATCAGCACGCTGCTGGACAATCGAGAGCTGGCCAGCCGTATTGCACATCAAGCCAAGACTGAGGTGCTGACGCATTGGACAACCGAGTCGCACATTGCACGCTACGAGCGCATGCTGCAGGAGTTGATTACGCCGCGGCCTGTGCCTGAGCAACAGATGGTTAAAGAGGGCGAGCCAATCGAGGTGACTACATGGGTATCGTAGTAGTCCCGACTAGTGGAGGTGGCCAACCAACCTGTGGATCCGGCAGCCATCTAGTTGATGAAGTGGCAGCGTGCATAGGAGGCGTTGACGAGGACAACGTGCGCGTGCAGGCGCTGCACTGTGTCAATCGCGCACGCAACGAAGTCAACATGCACGACTGGCGATTTCTGAAGCGCAGCGTAGCCAGCACGGCATTCACCAACGCGACAGCTACCTACTCACTGCCTACCACATTCAAGTCGCCCAGCTGGTTCCAGATACTCGATAGCAATAGCAAGCCATTCAGAGACTTGGTGTACACCGACGATGCTGCCTTGGTGCATTCATCGCCCCAGCAGACGCTCAGCGGACCACCCAGCATCTACTCGCTGCGCAACACATTCGAGGACGGCCTGATTACCTTCTATCCGATACCAGACACCAGCACGGCCAGCGGCTACACCTGGCAAGGCGAGTACTACACGCGTATACCCAACATCACTGACGACTCTACTGACTTGAGCAGCATTCCAGAAGAGATTTGCAACGTAATCATAGCCGGCGGCCAGTACTTTCTAGTGAGCGAGCGCCAGAAGGAGAATACCGCCATGATCAATCTGAAATGGCAGGACTATCAGCGGGTGAAGAATCTGGCGCTGGTGAACGATCGGCGCATGACAGACAACACTCAGTCGCGCTTTAGGCTGCCGTCTCGTCGTGCCACCAACTTCACCAACTCTAACGACTTCTATGGCTGGTTCCCTTAGATGGCGCAGCTTGGCCGCTTTGAGTATACGGTAATCGACAGATCCGGCAATGCGATTAGCGGCGCATCTGTGGAGGTGCGCAAGCAGGGTGCGCAGGTTAGTGGCGCACAGGCTGGCTCACCTTATACCGTCAACGACATTGGTGGCATTATCGTAGGCGACACGGTTAAGCTGAACACCGGCAGCACATCGCGCAACGTTTCGGCCATCAGTGCTACAACTGTAACAACTAGCGGTGGCGACCTAGGCGCTGTCATTGACGACGATCGCATTACCTGTGTGACGCTGCCGACTATATACGAAGACGCGCTGGGTGCCACCAGCACACCCAATCCTCTCACCACTGATGCCAATGGCTACTGTAGCTGCTATGCAGAAGGCGGCAAGTACGACATGCTGATCACCGCTGGTGCCAATGTGCGACTCGTCACCGATGTCACAGTCGTCGGCGAGGACAATCGCAGCAACATATTCAACAGCGGCACGGCTGTGGCGTTCAAGTTTGATACTCTGCGCAACCTAGGCGCTGCTGACAAGATTCTGCAGGTGAGCCGGCTGGAGAGTAATGAGGTATTCAGTGTCGGCGGGACTGGCAATGTTGCTATAGCTGGGACGTTGGACGTAACTGGCACTACAGCTCTCACAGGCGCTGCAACTCTGGCCACGCTCAACGTTACAGGCGCCACGACCCTTGATGTTACAACTGTGAACGGAAATCTAACAACTATTGGGACAATTGGCGACGTGGGCAGGACAGAACTGGTTAGTGGTGTCGCATCTGGCTCAGCGTTGCTCGGTGCATTCTCTATCACCTCAACCAACAATCTTGTAGGCGCAACTGACAATCTGATGGTTATCTACAATGCCGGCGTGGCCAAGATGCAAGTCACCAAGGATGGTGATATAGGACCGCGCCAACTTGGACCGCTATTGACGGCTGGTGTCGGTGCGCCCGGAGCATTGGTTCAGCCAAAAGGCACTATCTACATGCGCACAGACGGCGGCGTCGGCACGACTATCTATGTGAGTCAAGGCGGCGGCACGTGGAATCCTATAGCAGGAGTCTAATGTGCCAGTAGTCAATACAACACTTCTGCAGAGTTGGCTGGACGCCAATAACAGGTGGACTGGCCAGAACACGTTTGAAGATATTGTGTTCAATGGCGTTATATCAGCTGACGGGCCGATTGTCACATCTGCCAATCCAGCGACTCATGAGATTGTTGTAGATCCGAATGGACTGGTAGGCGGATTCCCTACTCTGCCACTAGCTGTCTCATATGTCTCTGGTGTCGCATCGTCATCCAATCAGTGGACTATCAGACTATTGCCTGGTAAGTACACACTCTCAAGCGTTCTAACAGTTCCATCGTACACATCAATTATAGGCTCTGGCAGGGATGCCAGCATAATCACTCGCACGGTCAATCTGGCCAACTCGGTAGATAGCGTCTATGACCCAGTAGTCAATGTCGCCAGCACTACAGGCGTCACGCTGAAGAATCTGACGATCAATGCAGCGGCGCCAGACCAATCGCTAAGCGGATCGCCAACTAGCGGGCCGCTTGCCGTGTGTGGCTCGAATGCCGTGAGTCTGGTAATCGACTCCTGCCGGCTGGTGAGCAATCACACGGCCTATGAGGCGACTGACAGCGCCGTAACCACTACTCTAGTTGAGTCCAGCGCGCCATTGTTCATCAACTCTCAGTTTATCGCTTATGGCCCGGATGCTAGCAAGCACCAGAAATCGAATGGCGTGTACATCGGCTGCCTGCTGATTGTTGACATGAGCAGCAGCAGCCCGCAGAACAGTTCATTCGACACAATAGCCATCACTGGCGGTTATCTGCGGATGATCGGCTGCGACATCCGCAACGTTCTGCGCAAGACAATCACCAACACTGGGCTGGGCGTCTCATGTGTGATGATGCAGAACAGCGGTGCCGATGTAGTCACAGTCTGGATGGATGGTTGTAGCTTGATGCTCGACAGCACAGCCGGCGACTTCAACACGGCATCCGGCCGCACGGCGTGCGTTGACTTGCGCATAGGATCGGCCACGACTGGCGATGCACTCCTCTATGCCAATGGCTCACAATTCCATTACCAGACAGGCACAGTAACTTCGATGAAGTACATCTGCGGCCTTCTGGTTGGCCAGCCTGGCGATAATGCTCTGCGCGGTCAGGCATTCCTTAGCAACGTGGAGATTCGGGATCTGGCCGGCAGCGGCGGCACGAATCGCAAGGGTGTAATACTCGATGTTACTGGCGTGCCTGGTACACGTTGCCCGAAGAAGATAGCCGCCACCAATTGCCGCATTGCTGACTATGCAATTGTAAATGCCGCTGGCGCTCCTACTCTCACCCATTCCAATTACATGGCCAGTGAGCAGGGGCCTAATTACCAAATAGGCAGCAGTACATTTGCCACGGCTGCAACGGTTGCTGCAACTCTCCCAACGGCTTACCCAAGCATATCATCCGGCGTCACGGACTATATAGTGTGTCTGGAGCCGACAATCGGCGAGACGTTCTGGGTGACAGCGAAGACGAATACCGGGTTCACGCTCAACAGTAGCAACGCCGCATCCACAGCCACTGTTCGCTGGCTAATCAGGCGCTGATGCCACAACTCGGCAGGTTTGATGAGCACATCATAGATAGACTCGGCACATCAGTCGCTGGTGCCGATGTGAATGTCTATCGGGAAGGCGCTACGGTGCAGGGTAATCAGTCTGGCACAACGCCACTGGCTGTTACGGTGCGTCATGCTGGCAAGATAGCCACTGGCGACAGCGTATTTGTAGACGCAGCCACTGGCACAACATACTCAGCGACTCGCACGTCGGCAACTGTCATCACGCTCAGCGGCTTCACTGGCACACTATCTCTGTCTGGCGGCTCACGTCTCACTCCAAGCAACAATAAGCCGACAATCTATGCCGACGATCAAGGTGGCGCCACCACTAGCCAGCCATTACTTACCAGCAGTACCGGTCGCGCTCAGTGCTGGATTGAGTTCGGCGCCTATGACTATGTGGTGAGTGGCGGCGGGACGATCAACACGACGTTTGTCAGCGAGGTACAGCCGACTGAGGCACCTGGGCAAGTTAGATATGCCGATAGCTTCCTTGACGGTGGAACTGTAACAGGCGGCATTCAAGAAGCCATAGATGATCTAGGCAGCAACGGCGGCGTAGTTCACCTCAGCGGTCCGAAGACTTATACGATTACAGGCACAACGGCTGCTACATCCAGTATATGGCTGCACTCGAATGTGACACTCGTGCTGAATGGAGCCACGGTGAAGCGCGGGTCTGGCAGCCTCGCGTCTGCCCGCAGCGTTATCAACGCATGTGCCTTTGGCAGTAACGGAACGTTGCCCACGTCTGCTGGCACGCTTTCCAACATTACCGTCGTTGGGCCTGGAATAATCGACGGCAATCAAGCCGTGATAGGCGGCAACGTTGGTATCGGCGTCGAAATAAAGTTCACCGCCGATCTGAAATTGTCCAATTTTACCGTGCAGAATTGCTTGCAAGATGGTATCGAGACAGATGAGTGTAAGCACGTTGCCGTGTCGAATATTCATATCGACACATGTGGACAGGCTGCCGGAGTCACCAGCCGTAACGGGATCTCCTGCTATAACAACTCTGGCACCGGGAATGCCGCTGGATTCTCCCGCTATTACACGATTAACAACGTGTCGATCAAGAGCGTGAACGACAACGCCATGTCGTTCCTGAACGTGGCGAACGTCGCCGTGTCAAATGTCTCCGTGGATACCTGTAACTACGTGATCGAACTCCAGACCGGCGCGGCCACCATAGCCACAGGGGACAATCGAAACCTGTCGTTCAGCAACTTCAGCGCGGTCAATTACCGTGGGCCGTCCATTGCATTGATCACCACAGTTACCAATCATCGCTATGACAACGTGACACTATCCAACTCTAATTTCGATGGCGACGCATCGCTCCACGATGCAAGCCCGCTCACTCTATTCATGAGCGGAACGACGAACGTCTCGAACATCGCCATCACAAATTGCAATTTCTCGAACGTCAACGCGAAGGATACGACCGGACGATCCTGGGCGAATGTACAGGCAACCGGCACAGGAGTTCTCGATGGCGTGCTCGTGTCGAACTGCATCTTCCGTGGCAAGACTGGCAGCACGAGGACGAATGACTACGGCGCTTTTGTCGCTGGCTCAGTCAAGAACGTCGTATTCGCCGATTGCCATTGGGGCAATGTTCCAGGTACAGGGTTCGCCGTCGCAGATCAGGCCAATAATACGACTGAGGACGTGCAGTTCATCCGCTGCAAGTGGGATACCTGCGGCACGCACGGATCGTTCATCGGGTGCGGCACGGCATCCGGCACGATACGCGGCGTCTACGTCACCGACTGCATCGTGAAAGACTGTGGCACGCAGACAGGCTCCAACGCATATTTTGTGCAGAACAATGCGGCTGGATCTACATCGTTCGTGTTTTTCCGAAACTGCCGGGCGTGGCGCACGACTTCGGCGAACATGAATGTGGGCTGCAGCATCAATGGTACAACTGGGACTGTAGACGAGATCACTATTGACGGCTGCCTGTTCAAAGGAATGCTCGTGACTCCCTTAGCTGCTGCTGGCGCGCCAACCAACATGCACTTTCGTCCTCTCCCCGGCAAGGGGACAAACATCACATCCGCCGCTACAGTAGCGATCCCAACAGATGGCGACGTGTTCCATGTGACCGGCGCGACTAATATCACGAACGGAATCACGGTCAATCAATGGGACAACGGTCGTCTCGCAACGCTGATCTTCGACAGCACGCCAACGGTAAGTGACACAGGAACATCAGTCCTCGCTGGCAACTTTGTCGCCACGGCTGACGATACGTTAAGTCTGCGCTGTGACGGGACTAATTGGTATGAGGTTGGCAGGAGCGCCAATTAATGCCTGATGCTATCACCCTTCCACTCGACAAAGGCTGTGTAACTGGCACCGATCCGTCACTATTGCAGCCGGGCCAACTTCAAGAGGCGGAGGGTGTTGCCTACCAAGCTGGCGACCCTGCCGCGCACAAGGTGGGTGGCCGCAGTGCCTTCAATGCTTCAGCACCAGCCAGCGCCGCAGTCAATGGAATCAACTTTAACTCATTCGACTCGCCAGCAGTGGACTATGTGACGGCGCAGATGAATGGCACCCTATACAGCGCACCATCCACCACTGGCGTCTTCATGAGTATACGCACCGGGCTGACGGCTAGCGCCTCGATGATTGACCGAGCCAAGTTTGCCGATGCCGCCTACATGGTGAATGGCACCGATCCAAACTGGGTGCACAAGAACGACAACACGACGATTCTGTGGGGCCTGCAAGTCATGGGCTCAGTCCCTGGCTTGGCAGTTGGTGGCGCCGGCATCACTGGCGCCTACGTCTACTGGACGACTGAGTATGACAGTGTGAACGATATCGAGTCGGCCAATAACAATAGGACTGCTACCATATCGCCAGCCAACCAGACGGTGACTGTCACCAAGCCAACCACTGTAAATGCGTCGGCTACTCATTGGCGTGTCTACAGAACTATCAGCGGCGGCTCATACCCAGTCGGTTGGCGCGTTGCCACAGTGCTTATTGGCACAGCCACGTATGCGGACTCTACCACTGACGCAGCGTTAGTGCTGCTGGCTGAATATGACCGCGTAGCTATCAACGACATACCCGAGCCGCAGAACATGCCGCCGCCAGTCTTCCGCAGCATCTGCAGCTTTGAGGGCAGCATGTGTGGTGTAGCAGCTCGCAGCCTCTACTTCAGCGAGACTGGAACGCCGCACTACTTCCCATCTAGCTATGTGCTCAACTTCAGGCCACAGTGGGGTGGACAGGCACGTTGCGTGCGCACCGTTAATAAGGTAGCGCTCGTCTTCTTCGATCACAACACCTTCCGCGTCAACACGCTACCCAAGGCGGCTGACAGTTTCTTCGATCCAGGCATTGTGCAGGAGCGCATCAGCAATTACGGCACATCCTCGCCGCTTGGCGCCTGCACATTCAGCGGATGGGGCGGCCAGGAGATAGTCTTCTTCTGGGATCGCAACGGGCCGATGATTACCGACGGAAATGCATTCGATTCCGCTGTCGCTAACCTAGACACAGACACGGTGCCAGCCACCAGCCTGTCAACCATTGTGTGCGTGGACAACCCATTCCGCTATCGGGTGGAGGTGACATACCTAGATGCTGCTGGTGCGTACCGACGCCTCGACTTCTACTACGACTCATCCAAGATTAGTCAGGAGCGCGGCTTCCCAGAACTCGTATGGACTGGGCCACATCTGGTTCCTGGTCCTGGCACCTATGGAGTGCTGAGTGGCGTCGGCACCGTATGGACTGGCAGTCGCGCAGCAGACGGTAAGGTGTACCGTGAGGACGTTGGCTATAGCGATGCAGCTCTACTGGTAGACAGCAGCGGCACAGTACGATTCAGGCTGCGTACACCGCGCATCTACTCTAAGGGTGTCGCGTCACAAATGGAGATTGGCCGCATATTCGTCAGTAAGAGTGAGGTTGGGACCGGCACCTATACGACGACGCTCAATACGTGGAGTGAGGGAGATACCAGCCAGCCGCACGCTATCACGCACCAGATAGACGCGACAACTATAGGCAGCACCAGCGATGACTATGGCCGCTGGGGACAAGGTGTTGATGTGAGAATAGTGCGCGATGACGCCGTGTTCATGCCGCCGATCAACAACATAACGCTCGCCGTGACTGATGTAGGCGAGTACGTGAAGACGAATAGACGATGAGCATAGGCCGCACGCGCCAACTGAGCATATCACCAGGCATGTCGCCAGAGATGCTGCGGCTCATCAGCGAGCAGCGCGGCATCAACAAGGAATTCGACAGACGTAAGCCTGTAACGGTTCCCAGCTTGTTTGACAACAACGCACAGAGACCGCCGGCGGCTGATAACGGTGGCCGCATCATCTTCGTGCGTCAGGCCAATGGCAGCCTACAAGGCCAGTACAGCGACGGCGCTGCGTGGCAGCTATTCCTCAGTGGCTCATCCGGACTCACCTCAGTCACCATTACTGACGAGGTGACGGTGCTGATTGAAGACCCGTCGTCCAGCGAGGATATTACCATCTGGAATGCCGGTGATGCCAAGACGGTGACTGGCGTACAAGGAGTGTTGCAGGGTGGCACGGTGGCCAGTTGCACAGTGGATATTAAGCATGCTAACGATCGCAGTGCAGCCGGCACGAGTGTGCTGACAGCCGCTACGGCCATCACATCGACAACCACTGGTACCGTCGCTGCGCTCAGCGGCACGCCAGCCAACTTGGTAATTGCCGCAGATGACTGGACGTGGATAGAGACGAGTGCAGGTGGCGGCACTGGTACACTGGCCGTCACCATCAAATACAGCAGGACATATCCATGAATCGAGTGGCTGGCTATGTGGTGTGGTATGCGGATGGAAGCTCATGCAGCAGCCGCAACAAGTCGTGGGATCAGATGCCGGCTGATGGCGTGCTTATGGTCATGCTCTACTTCGACAAGTTTACCGCTGGCAACAAGCGCTATGCAGAAGTCCAGCAGGGGCACGAGCACTACTTTCGCATGCCAGACGGCAGCGATTGGATACACGGCTACTCTAACGATTCAGCCGGCGATATACAGAAGCGCTATCCGGGGGCTATAGTGAAGCGTGGCAAGTGGGCATCGAATGGACGGTATGCCAAGTTGATTGAGCAGGCATTCGACATGGGTGATTTCTAATGGGTCGGCCGTATCAGGCTAACAATGTAGCGCCTCCATGTGCCATCGCCGGCTTCTGTTCTGGTCTAGCAGTGACGGCTGGCACGTCGCAGCGTGCGCAGATTGACTATAACAATTCGTCTGATCCGCATGTCTACACTGTATCGCTTACTGGCAGTGAGACTAATGTCATAGGCGCCATGGCACAATTCATTACTGGGTTGCCTGGTGTTGAGAACTGGGCAGCAGGCATCTGGGATATCACCATCAACGTAACGACGGCCAACGCTAACGTTGACTGGGTAGGCCTGTATATCTGCCGCTCAAGCTCCGGCTGCGTGAATCAGTCTACCGTCGGCTCGTCAACGTTCACTACTACTCTCAGCGCGACTGGACTTATCTTCAAGTCCATAACCTGCGCGGCCAGCAACCGAGTTGGCGGATCTGGTGATTTGCCGACCTACCTTCTGGCATTCACCAACAACGCAGCTAAGGCACAGTCGTTCGGGTTCGACCTATCGGCCATTCCGACATTTAACACGCCGCTGAAGCCGCGACGACTGGTGATGTGATGCCGACACCCGATCTCAGCAGCATACTCAGTGGAGTATATGGCAATTTGCCACAGACAGCGCAGCGCACACCGACCCTCAACCTGCCGACGACTAGCAATCCACAGGCAGGCGGCGCACTTGATGCGTTTAAGAACATGCTGAACTCGCGGCAGGCGGCTTACGATCAGTTTCAGGCAACCCGTACACATAAGCCGGGTGGGCCGGGCAGGCGACATGGACTACTGGGACGCATAGGCAGTACTGTCGGCGGACCAATTGGCAATGTTGCGAAGGATGCGCCACGTCTGCTTACTGAAGGTGTGCCAGCTATTGGCCAAGGTGGCGGCGACTGGCTGAAGCACTATCTCGGCACCTATGAAGGCCGCAAGCAGCTACTCATCATTGGTGCAATAGCGGCTGGAGGCGTGGCTGCAGGTGGTGGATTTGGTGGCGGGGCCGCTGGAGCAGGTACAGGTGCTAGCGCTGGTGCAGCGGGCATACCCACCGGATGGGCTGGCAGTACTGGGGCATTAGGAGCAGGAGGTGGATTGGCAGCAGGCGCAGGCGCAGCAGGCATAGGAGCTGCCGGAGCTGCAGGAGGAGGTGCTGGCGTGGCTGGAGGAGGAGGATTCCTAAGCAGCTTTGGCGGACAGACTCTACTCAATACAGGCGCTAACTTGCTGAGCGGCTATATGCAGAATCGCGCTCAGTCTAAGGCTCAGAAGGCCAGCCAGAAACAGATTGAGGCGCGCATCAGGCAGGCACTCGCTGCGCTGTCACCCGAGCATATCATGGCGCTGGCGCAGCAGTTCCTACCACAGATGGCAGCCAACATGAGTGGTGCTGGCCAGACGGCCATTCAAGCTGTGCGTGAGCAGGCAGCGCGGACTGGCCAACTTGAGAATCCGCGCGCGCTGAGTTTCGAGGCAGGCACACGAGCCAAGCTGGCAGGTGATGTGCAGCAGCGTGCCTTCGAGGCGGCATTCAACACGGCTGGCAATCAGGCGTCTCAGATTGGCGGTGCGCCGTATACGAATATTCAGCCGCAGACTGGTATAGCTGATGCAATCATGCAAAGTATAAACCAAGCATATTACACTAAGGCCAGGACTCAGCAACCAAATCAGAATGTGCCCTACAGGTTCCCATACACTCCTGGTGTACCGTATGGCTACGGAGGGCAACTCTAATGAAGCAGTGTACTAGGTGCAAGCGCAGTCTCGACATAAGTTGCTTCTATTCAAAGAAGCCAATTAAAAAGAGTCATTCACCGATCACGCCTTGGTGTAGAGAATGCTACAAGTCTTATCACGTTGAATATCGTGGAAGGATGAAGGCTAACTTTCCAGAAGAATTGAAGCATCGAGAAAGAAAATATCATCTGTGGACTCTGTTCAAGCTAACTACTGAGGAAGCAGATGCACTTCATAGGAAAGCTGGCGGCGTGTGTTGCATATGCAATAGATCCAAGAAACTAGTGATTGATCACGATCATAGGAATGGTAAGGTACGCGGCGCAATTTGCCAGTGTTGTAACTCTCGCATTGGTTGGCTAGAGACTCACGGTGAAGCCATATCGGATTATCTCAATCCGGTTAAGGTGGCGCTCTAATGGCCGGCGCAGGCGGTACTGGCAAGCCGCAGACACCCGATCAGCTTGAGCATCTGCGCGAGATGCTGATTCCCCACATCATCAAGCATCTGAGCGGCCCTGAGCCTACGCCGCCGCAGTACCAGCCGCAGGCACTCACACCATTCCAAGGCTATGCACAGGCTCGCAATCCACAGATGGCTGGCCAACTTGAGCAGGCTTATCAGGCACCCGCACAAGCTCAGTATGCCCAGCAGCAAGAGGCATTCAAGGCGGCAATGGAGGGTAGGCAGCAGGCTGCGCAGCTAGGTGCCACTATGATCAATGCGCAGACTCGCTCTTCAATGTCTGGAGTTGGCGGTCGCCCGGCTATGGCCACAATCATTGATGAGAATGGTAGGCGCATATCAGTCAATGTGCATCGTGGGCCAGACGGGCGTATTGCTGGAGTTGAGGAGATCGGGCCATCGCCGTGGGCACCGCAGGCCATTCCAGCCGTGCCTGGAGTAGCGCCACCGCAGATATACCAGAGAGGCGTTGGCGAAGGAGCCGTAGCGCAGAACATTCCAGGAGCTGTCACACCACCGGCGCCAGCGGCTGTAGAGGAAGACTTCCGCAAGAATGCCGCCTTCATCAAAGGCTCTGATCATCTGAGGCAGGCATTCAGAGAACTGAAGGCACAGACGGCCAATCGCGGGCCATTAGGACAGGCAATCGGTCAAGAGCTTGGCGAGTTCAAGTATGGTGGCGCTGTACCTTACTCCAGCCCGAATGCCAAGTTTGAGGCTGAACTACGCACGACTCTGGACACTATGATCGTCGCTGTGACTGGTCTGTCATTCCCTGAGCAGGCATTCAGGCGCTACCGCAGTGAGTTGCCAGTAGCCACCGATTCAGAAGATCAGGCTATGACGAAGATTGACAACGTTGTGCGCAAGTTCCTCAGTGAGCAAGGATCTATGAAGCAGACATATCCAGCAGTTGGCGGCGGCGCTCCAGCCACCAGTGGACAGTACTCTGGCATGGTGTTGCACGAGTCTGACTTTGCTACAGCCAAACCGGGTGAGCGCGCTCGATTCATTGCCGGCGGCGGCAAGGTGGAACCATAATGGCCGACTCGCTAGAGGACATCCTCGCTCGCAAGAAGACATCGGCTACTGGCGACCACTCTCTGGAAGACATCCTTGCAATGAAGACAGCGCGCAAGGAAACCTATCCGCTTCCGCCATCAGGGCCGCAGCCATTGCCTAAAGAAGGCACGTCTGCATTCTCTGCCCGCCAGCCTATATTTGATGTTGGTGAGGCGATTGCAGAGTTTGCTGCCGATGCCTATGCAACTGGCAAGCTTGGCAGCGTAGGTGAAGCCATCGGCAAGCGCATACTCACCAAGTTTCCACGTGCTGGTGGCTTCTTGGGCAAGATGGCTGGCTATACAGGTGGCGGAGTGCTTGGACAGTATGCACGCGGCGAAGAGCCAAACATCAAGACATCCGCCGCTGGCGCATTATTCGGTGCAAGCTCAGAGAAACTGCTGCAGGGAGTTGGCGGTGCATTGGCACGCGGCGGCAAGGTACCTCGTGCCGTTGTGAAAGAGACACTTGAGCAACCTACGGTCGGCCGCGTTGGCGAGATGTTTGGTGGAGCTGAGCCTCAGCAGTTTCTAGAGGAGACTAAGCGAGTCGGCGAAGGCGTCAAGACGGCGCTTAGGACAAAGAGTGCGGGCCGCGTTGAAGCTGAACGCATGATTAAGGTGGCGGATCAGCTTGTTCCGCACGGAGTAGACGCTGGCCCGATTAAGCAGCGCATCCTGTCTATGAAGAATCCAAATGCCACGTTCGGACAAGCCAAGATGCTGAATGATCAGCTTGACGAGATGGCGGCATCCATACCAGACAGGGTGAGCTACAGCAAGCTAGACAACCTTGTGCGTGAGCTAGGTGAGCCAATCAAGTCGCAGCTGGGCAATATAGAGATGCGCCTGCCAGTCCAGACACGCAAGCGCATACTCGATTTCACCCGTGCCTACCGCAACAAGGAGCTGCCTGGTGCCGAGGAGCCGTTCAAGCGGTCTGAGAAGTACATCAGCGCTACCAAAGACTTGTATAAGCGGATATTCGATACCAAAGGCAATATGAGGCCACAGGCACCCAACACATGGCGCAAGGCCATACAGGATCCACAGGTTATGGAGGCGCTCACTAAGTTCGATCAGACGACTGGCGGCCAGTACGGCGCGACGCAGAAAGGAATGGAGCTGGCCCGTAAGGCCTACTGGACGCCAGATGATGGCGAGACGGCCGAGGGTCTGTTACTAGCCGGCATTGGATGGTTCGGTCGCGCATCTCTATTCCTCGGTCGCGGCGCTGGCAAGACAGCCATTGCAGTATCTAGGCCGGTCGGCGGTGCATCTTCAGTCGCGGCCCGAATGGCATTCGAGACCGCAATGAATCCGGAGAACAATCCATGAAGCCACGCACAGCAATGTACGTCGTCGGGTTCGGAGCGCTTGTTCTGGCGGCCGTCCTGTTCTTCGCGGTGCAGCGGGAGGATGAGCAGCCGGTTGTGCAGCAGAGTGCGTCGCTGGCCGTCTGTGGTAGCGCACCGACTGGCGAGGTCAAGTTCGTACCCGGCGAACTGCTGGTGAAGTTCAAGGATGGGGCTGATAAGTCGCGTGCCATGCGGGAAGCGCACGGCCGCAAGCTGCACAAGTTCGACTCGATTGGCGTCGAGCACTGGGCGGTGGATGATACCGACGCCTCGATTGCCATGCTCAAGAAGAGCGGCGATGTGGAGTATGCCGAGCGCAACATCCTGTACAACGTGGACTACTGGGTGCCGAACGATCCGTGCGTGGCAAACGGCGGGCCTCCGTGCGGCACCAACCCGGCAAACCCCGGCCAGTGGAACCTCGACAACATCCATGCGAAGGAAGCGTGGGAAGTGACCAAGTGTGACGGCTGCGTGATTGGGTTCATCGGCTCAGGGCCTTATCCGGGCGACCCGGAACTCGGCCCGCAGCTATGGTCCAACCCCGGAGAGATAGCTGGCAACGGACTGGATGATGACGGAAACGGGTGGGTGGATGACACATGGGGAATCGACCTCTACCACACGCCCACCAGTGTCAACCCGGTGAGCACCTACTGGCATGACCACGCTTGCGCTGCCATCGCAGGAGCCACCACAGACAACGGCATCGGGATTGCCGGAGTAGCACCGCACGCAAAGCTGGCCTTCGTGAAGACGGCGGGGCCATGCGGGGGTGGCGCTTCGATCGACAAGTTCATCCAGGCGCTGGACTACTTCCAGACCAAGGGTATCAAGACGGTGAGCGTTAGCTTCGGGTGCGGCCCGTCGCCAGCTTGCTTCAGCCAGGCCGTGCAGGACAGGATCAACACTTACTACAACTTTGGCGCGCTGATCTATGCGAGCGCCGGCAACGATAGCCATAACCATGCTGGCCCAACTCCGTGTGTTGAATGCAGCTACCCGTGTGACTACGACAAGGTGATATGCACGGCCAGCAACAATTGGGACGATGCGCGGTCCTCGTTCAGCGACTACGGGCCCAATGTGGAGTTTGCAGCACCGGGCGGCTTCAGCGTCAACGGTGGGACGGCAATCTGGACCTCGGTGTTGTATGAAAACTACGTGCCGCCACAGTTCTTGTTCCAGACGGCGCAGGGGACGAGCTTCTCGTCACCGACAGCAGCGGCGGCCGGGGAATCAGTGCGGATCATGCACCCATCATGGCCGGCTGGAAGCATTCGGACGGCGCTCCAGTTGACGGGGGATACCGTGCCTGCGCTGGCGCCGCCCGTCACGCTCTGGGGCAAGCGGCTCAACATGTTCAAGGCGGTGTGCTGGCAGGTGACACCGAAGCCTCCGGCGTGTCCATGAGCACCGACGATCTGCACCCGCTGTTCAAGCCTATCGCTGACGATATCCTAAGTCAGGCACAGGCGAAGATCACGCCGCTGTATCCGGGTAGCACGATTCGTCCGGATGTCACACTGCGCTCCATGGCAGATCAGGCGGCGGCACTAGCGGCGGGGCTCACCACTCTGAAACTGGGGTGGCACCAATTCGGGTTTGCCATGGACGTGGCGGTGCTGGCCGCCAATGGCAGCTACGTGAAGGACGGCGAGGATGTGCGCTATGCACTATTCGGGAGGGTGGCCATGGATAATGGGTGCGTCTGGGGCGGCAGCTGGCACAATCCGGACTGGGACCATTGCGAGTATCACCCAGGCTTCACGTTGCAGCAGTACCTGGCATGGCTGACGACGGTGAAGACGGTGACGGCCTGATGGAGCGCAACGGGAACAGGCTCATCTACTGGATCATGGGAGTCATGTTCGCCATTCTGATGGTGCTGGCTGGCGGTGCGACGGCCGCTTTCAACTCGCGTGTTGATAAGCTAGAAATGGCCAAGGACTCGCTGGCTATCGAGGTGGTGTCGCTCAGACAGGAGTTGCAAAGGGCACGCGAGGACATCTGTCGATTGCAGGACAGCGTGAATGACTTGCGCGAGGAAGTGACGCACCGCAACATCTACAGGCGGCCATGCCCATAACTGGCACGCACAAGGCTATCGGTCTAGCCGGCATTCTCGGTCTGATGCTGGCGGGCTTCCAGGTGTGGGAGCACCTGCGGGTGGAAATGGATCGCGTGGTGCAGCAGCGTGAGTGGCAGCACCAAGTGGACGACCGTCTGTGCGCCTTGGAGCATGGAAGGTAAGTGGTATCTGAAGCACCGCCTGAAGCGAGAGGTCAGGCGCATGAGGAGGGAAGCACCGATGCTTAGTAAGCTGCTGGACTTCTTGACGCTGAACTACCAGGCGCTCAAGGGTGTGCGCACCGTGGCGGGCCTGCTCATGCTACTGGGGCCGCAGATCGTTGAACGCATGATTGCAACGCACTGTAGCGTCAAGGAGAGCGTGTTCTGCTTTACATTGCAGGCTGTAGGTGCATGGTTCTTGTCCATGGGAATAAGGGGGAAGTGACATGTGGATCTGGACACCGTACGGGCTAATCTGGTCAACGGGGACGCGGTAAACTCATTCAAAGGGGGAATCAATGAAGGGACTACTGGTAGCGATGGTGTGCGTGCTGTGCGTGGTGCCGGCGTTTGCCAAGGCGGCCGATGAGCTGACCTTCAGCGCCAGCCTGTTCAATCCCAACCAAGGGCCTACGACTTGGGCAGGCAATGGTGAGTACCTGATCGGGGTGAGCAATAACGTGCTGATCGGGCCGAGTGTCGGCCTATTCGACTTGGGCGAGACTGACGGCGGGCAGGTAGGTGTCGCTGGCAAGGTGCGCATCGGCAAGAAGTCTGGGCTATTCGTCGGTGGGGCGCTGCACAAGCTCACCGGGGATGCGGCTGACGCTGCAGACTACACGGCTGATGCGCGTGCTGGGCTGGACTTCGGTGGCGAGAAGGGCTTCGTGACGGTCTACGCGCAGCAGACTTGGGCTCAGAACGATGCTGGGGACCGCACCTCACCGGAAGGGACTAGCGTTGTGGCGGGGGTTGGATTAAGATTCTAGCTGGAGGCGGCCACGGTCGCCTTTTGTTATGCAGCGGCCTCACTGAGTCGCACCGGCCAGTGGGGCCGTTTCTATGTCTACTCATCTGTACCAAACAGTCTGCGCTCGCCCTGCAGTCGCTTGACCTCGTGCAGCGTTGACTGCTTATGCATGAACATTCCCTGCGCCACGCCGCACAGGTTCCACAGCGCCATCGCCTGCTTGCGCATGACATCCTTGCAAGTCTCACAGGTTGATAGGTGCGCCTCCAGTTTTTCAGCAGCCACCTTGCGTTTATAGTTGGCTCTGCCTAGCTCGCTCATTTGTCACCTCTCAAATGTCCAGCCCGCCCGGCCCAGGGAGGCCACTGGGAGGTGGGGGCCGCAGCACGCCGGGGCTGGACGGTAGGTGGCTACGGCGCCTAGCATGTCTTCAATGAGAGAGAGCCGCACGACCGCCTCCTCGTATTGAGCCGATCAGGGTGACTACAGACGATCGTGCGGTTGCCGGATACCGGGTGCTGGCGGAGAGTGTAGCGGTCACCAGACAACCGATTCGGTGGCGCTCCGGCTCACCATATCAGCCCACATGTTTCCTCTGTACAACGGTACTCGCGCTTGCCAGGCAGACGCAGCTCCCACGCCACCTCACTACACCGCCCGCACCTAGCCTGCGGCCTCGGATAGTCCATGTCGCGCTGAATGCTCTCGACCATGAGGAAGTGCTTTGTCCGCTTGTCACAACTCAGGCCATTCAGCCAGTACGCATAGTCAAGCTGGACGGCCCAGAGGTACCACTCATTGGCGCAGAGGTACTCGGCCTGTGGAGGTGCCGCCAGTACGCCATCAGCCATCGCAGCGTCACCCTTTCCGCGTAGGCCCTCGACGGGCAGAAGAAGATCGGGATGCGGTACTCTTGGGACCACGAGATGTACGCTCCAACAGCTTGAGCAGCTGTAAGGCGTGTTCGGCTAGGAGGATCACAGAAGTCATCAAGGCTGCATTCAACAACGATGGCTGGACTCGACATGCTTCCAAGGCGCCGGAGGCACTCCTTAAACCGAATGCGGCCCGCTCCAACGCAACCCCACGCGTCAGGCTTGCTCTTTCTTTCGACAGCGCAGGATTCACTTTGTCCAGCAAGACTGTAATCCCCCGTCGGAAGTCCCGCTCTCTCTGTCTGCCAGCCGCTGAACTCATATGGCCTCTGCTCTCTCGTGTCGATCAGGATTACGGGAGGCGGCACCTTCATCCGCCGAGTCTATCAGAAAGGGATCTCATCTGAGGCCCTGGCGGCGGCCTGCGCTGCAGCCTCAGCCTCAGCAATCGGAATGAATGCCACGATCCTCGGGTACTTGTTGCCATCCTTCTTGGACTTGCGGGCCTCCACCTTCACGCCCACCACGTCGCCCTCGCGCAGGCCATGCACATCCTTCCCGTAGAACTGGATGAGCTGGCGGCGCATGGACACGGCGTTGGCTACTCCCATCTTCTTGCCCTTGGTCCAAGTGGCCAGCTCCTCCTTGCTGGGCGGGTTCTCAGGCGGGTCCACATAGGCCATGTCGATGTCGGCATTGCTGGCCGTGGTCAGGCAGAAGGCGATCTTCTTGTACTCCTGCTCGGGGTAGCCGTTCTTGGCCTCCCACTTATCGTCGGTGATCGATCGCACAATCGCCTTGTGCTTGCCCAGCCGGTCATCCTTCTCTGCGTCTGCCAGGAATCCGTCCCATCCGTCATTGGTATCGGTCGTCATTTGGTCTCCACGGCCGCGGGTTGCAGCCTCAGTGATTGAACGAACGTTGCGATGTGAAAGTCCTTCTGCTCTCTGGGCACCATGATGCCCGCCCTCTGATCATTGCGGGCCTTGCTGCGAACGAACCCCTTCGACTCGTCATGCATGGCCGTACACTTTCCTCCTTCCACAGTGAGGCGCAGGACGTAATCGAAGGCGTCATAGACTGCATCGCGGCTGCCCTTGCCTGGGGCATCCACCCCCCACGGCAGCCCCTTCTTGCGGTCCGGCAACTGGCTCTCATCCTCCCAGAAGTTCATGTAGATGTTGCAGCCGGTGCCGATGATCTTGTTGAGTAGGATCTCAGCCTGTACCTTAATCTCCTTCCACTGGGCATACCCGTCAATCTCCCCCTGACCAGTCACGAAGCGAGAGCCGTAGCGTGCTATCCCTTCGAGGCTGGAGCGCGACCTCTTGAGGAACGTCATCTGGTCGTAAGCCTCGTCGCTGGCATCCCAAATCTTCCCGGCATTCCACTGGAGGACTCGGGTGCCGCCGTCGATACACAGGAACTTGGAGGTTCCCCGGTAGGACTCCGCCCAGCGCAGCGCACTCTCGAACTCACTCAGCTTGGTCGGCTTCTGGATGTACTTGTCGTCAACGGAGGAAACGATGGTGGATAGCCCAGCCTCGCAACTGATGATGCCGACGTTAGCCACCCCCAGCCAGTCAATCAGCGAGCGGATCTGAAGAGTCTTGTGTGTCGAATTAGTCCCGAACAGCGCGATCTTATCGGTGTCGCTCATTCAGTCGCCTCATCCTCTCTCCGGCTATCCTCATCCTCTTGTGCGTGGTAGTCGCACCAGTCGTGCTTCTCGTCGTAGAAGTCGCAGGTCTCCGGGTCGCAGTGATTGCAGTAGGGGCAGGAGTACAGGTGCTCGCGCTCAGTCATGACTTGATGCTGCATCCACTGACGTTTACTGGACGGGTCAGGCTATCGGTCATTGTCTTGAGCGCCGCTACTGTGACTTGTATGCCGCGCCCGGCCTTCATAATGGTCAGCACGGCATCACGTACCTCCCGCACGTTCTCCTTGTCCACTCCAGCGTTAATGTACATCCCGATGCTATCGGCCTTCTTCTTCATTTGTCCTCCTGAGCCCTCGCGGCGAGGGCGCGGATATTTACTGCGCGCTTGCTCAAGATAGTGACAACGTGTGGAGGCTCGTGCGGCCACGGCTCCACGATTTTCGCCGCCTCCTCAATCGCCCTCTCGCGGGCCTCGCGCACCTCGCGCTGGTGAACATCGCGCAACTTAATGGCGAGAGTCCCGCTGAAGTTAGTTGATACGTCATGACATAGTTGTTCAAAGCTCGGCTCTCCCGCTTTCGGCTTCATGGACGCACTCCTTTGCAGGCGCAGCCCGCAGGTTGAAAGTCGAGAATGTCTTTCTCGCCAAGCGTGTACCACGCCGTTCGGTGCCAGCCAAAGAAGCAGCACGCCCTGAGTGTCCACCACGACACTTTGTATTGGAATAGCGCCCAGTGGAATGACAGTCGCTCACGAGTCGTCGGCTTCGCTTCTGCGCTCATCGCTCACGCTCTGGATGGCAGTCGTCATGTTCACACACCGGCGGCCCGTTCTGACATAGCCAGCAGCAGTCTGGCTTGTGACGCTCAGACACGGTGCGTTCACAGTGGATGCAGCCACCTCCGCACTCATAGGGATGGAAGTCGCTGGCTCTGATGACCGTCACAGGCTTCGGCCTACTCTCCTCATGGCCTATACCCCCCATCGCCTGAGTTCAGCGCGCATCCACCACAGTCTATGCGGGCCTTCAGGCTGGCGCGTACCATCTCAGGATTGTCTGGTGGTCCACCATCATCGTCAGGCACCATTGACAACACATCTGCAAATGCTTCTATCGCTGCACACACATTCTTTTGACAAAAGTTCGGCAAGATGACGCGAACACCCTTATCCGTATTGTGATCCTCGTACATCCATCCGACTAGATAGTTCATGGCTGATATGAAGCGCTCCTTCGCGCCACCATCTGAGTTCAGCGCCTCATTGATTGAGTCCGATAAAGCACAACGTGGATCATTATTCTGCTTGTGAAGGTGATCACACGCTAGGCCGCTTCTTTTGCGCGGTAAACACTCTGGAACATGTACAAAACGGGGACGACAGTGACATCCTGCAACGTGTCCCCGCGACTCCGGCAGCTTGCACTTGTGCTCGGCGCGCTCGTCGCTGCGGCCGCGGGCGTAGGCGGCAGCTCGGCAACTTTCATGTCGCTCGACGTATCGTTGCAGTTCTTGTTCCAAGGCCATTCCGCTGATCTCGACGCTTCTCGTGTTGGCACGATTCGCCTTCTCTGACAGGCGCAGCAATAAGTCGCTGCACATACAAACATGGACATCCGTCAACGTGCGCTCGCTCATGGCTTTCTCCCGCTGGGATAGTCGTGTTCGCAGCGCTCCCGCTCCACCGCCTCGGCCCGCTTCTCCAGCGCCGCTATCCTGTCAAACACCGCCTTGGGGCTGTCGAATCCGTAGGCCTCCATCTGCTTCCATTTGTCCTCCAGCAACTCGGCCCGCTTGAGGAGGGAGGCGTTCTCCTCGCGCTCAACCTTCAACTGTGACTCGAACTGTGCGATCACGTTGTCCATGCCAGAGCGAGTCTCAGCAGCCTTGCATTCACCTTCGAGTAGCTCGACCTTCGCTTCACTGGCCGCGAGCGCGTCGGCGAGGGCGCGGGCACATGCTAGCGCCTTGAAGTAGCCGCGATCTCCGTGGCCGCCAGTCTTCCATTCGGTTAAGGCTGCGTCGTGCTCCCGCCTCAGCCTCTCCCCCTCCGTCTCGGGATTTTCGTATGGACACACCATAGAGAATGGATGCTCCAGTCCGCATTCTTTGCATGTCTCGGGCTTCACTTGCTTATGCCACGATGAATCGCAAGACCCGGTGGTTGCAGCCGAGTATTTGACGGTGCCACGAAACAACCGTGACTGACTGTCACACTTTGGACAAGTCTCGGGCTTCACCGAGTCGTGCCACGGATCGATGCAGGGTACGAACTTAGCCCCAGGGTACGAAGGCGAGACGTTCTTACGCACCTTTGGACTGTCCGACTGGCAGCGCTGGTTCGGGCACCGCTCGGGCTTCGGCTCAGTCAGCCGCCTGTTGATAGTGCGACCATCCCTCCGAGCGAGATCATCCACTGGTTCGTCGCTCATCTCCCCTCCTCATGACGCTCAGAACGCTGGCGAAGCGTTGCCGCTGCATGCGCCCTGAAGGGTGTGTCGCCCTGGCCGTCCGCACCCCGGTGCTTGCCTGCTCCAGGCCAGTCGCCAGCGATCTCAGCCTCACTCTTTCGTCTCCTCAGCTGGGAGCCAACTAGGCAACGGCTTCTCGTCGAATGCCGCCATCAATCCAGAGTCGATTAAATTCATTGTGTCTTGCCGGTGCCGCTGCCCCGCCTCAAACGCCTCCCGCACGGCGCGGTTGATGGCAGCGTGGCCGGGCCAGCCACACTCGCCACCTTGCTCATCGCCGATGCAGCACACGCAGATGCCTTTGTCTGGTGTTGGGTAGCCTCGTGCATCTCTACACGAACACGCCTCATGCGCCTCTCGCAGCGCCTTCTCCGCGCTACTCGGCAACGGCTTCGGCTCACCGCTACTCGCCTGCTTGCTCACGGCTTCTCTCCTCTGGCCTCGGCGCGGAGGCGTTCACAGACGCGGCATGTGCCTTGAGCGCTACCAACGTCTTCTTGGTGCTGCTGCAACTTGGCCTCCGCAATCAGCGCGAGGGCGACATCGACGGCGTCCGGTACTCCAATTACCAGTCCCGGCAAACCACTCATGAACGCTTGTTCGCTCATGCGCTCAGTCACCCTCCGCCGCGTCTCGTCGCTACTCATGAGTAGACACTCCTCCTCCGCTTCCCCAGCACGGCCAGCTTATCCACCGCGGCCAGGGTGTCAGCGCGGCACCCGGGACAGCTACGGTAGCCTGGCCGCTTGGTACCGGCATTCACGTCACCACTCCCGAAGCTGTGGCTGATGGCGCACTCGTAGGAGTCGCGGCATAGCCAGCACAGGTGTGAGTGGACTTTGCCGTCGTTACTCATGTATCCCAGGCACCTCGCCTTCGTCCGTCAAGTTGCCGCCGTAGTACCCGTTAGAGTCGTTGCGATACTCCAGCACAATATCGCCTCTGTCTGTGCGGAAGCGCGTGTGGTAGACGGCCAGTGAGTCGTGATCGCACATGCCAGCGATTGCTTTCTGTTCATCGGTAGCGTCCCACCGTGCGCGTAGGCACTTATGATTATCGTGCGGCGGCATCTCGGCCTCGTCTACCGACTGAATCGTCGCCCCACGCACGTCATTTGGCAGCGTCAGATGCTCAATCCATGACTGTGAGCAGCACTCGCCATAGACGCCAAGCCGCTTGCTGGCACCCTCGCACACGAAGTCCACCACGTCCGCGTCTTTGTTCATGGTGACGCTGACGATCTTCTTGCCTACGAACCAGTTGAAGTCAGATCCGTGCATTCTTACCCTCCAGCGAGTCCAGCCAGTCCATGAAGTGGTCGGCCAAGTTGTTGTCATTGGACCAGGGAATATGGCCGTCATCCATCCACTTCACGAATGCAGTGGCAGTCTCAAGCGCCGTCATGCCATATTCGCTGCGAATGATCGGCCCGAAGGCCCAGAGAGTAGCGTCATACAGCACCGCCTCCTTGCCGTCGCGGGACTCAAGCACTTTCACTGACATACCGCCTCCGATTGCTTTCCTTGGTCTTGATTAAATGGACGCGGCACAGAGAACTATTCTTCTTGACGGTACTGTTGCACCAGAGGCATTCTCCACGTCTGCGCTTTCTCTCTCGGCACCGTCTCAAATTATCAGCATTCTCCTGCGGGTTCTTCTTGCGACGTTGGCGGCCATAACACTTCCAGCAGACTCGACCGCTTTGGGGCTGCCCCACCGCCTTGCAGATCCTGCATTTTGGCTTGCCGTCTTTGGATTCGAGGACTCGCACGCCCATTACTTGCACCCTCCATGAAGCAGGCTGCCGACATATTCAAGTAGGTAGAGACGCGGGGCCAGCCATGCCTTGAAGGCGCACGAAATAGCGAATGTTGTTAGTCCACACGATAGCAAGCCGACCATGCCAGCAGCAAGCGGTGCGGCTGGAAAGTCCAGTGACCGACTATTCTCTTTCCAATCCTCGTACTTGGTGAAGAACCAGCGCACGCAGAACAGCGTCACTGTACCAAATATCAGAATCTCGGCAAGGCTTTCAATGCGGCCATACGCCACTATCTCTTTCGCCAGCGGCGGTGCCTGCTCAAGCACGAACTGGCCACCCTTCTCCAGTAGCGTGCGCAGGTCTTCCAGTAACTTGGCGGCTTGGTCGGTCAATTGCGAGTTGTCAGTCATGCCTCACCTCCCGCCGCTGACAATACGGCGCATGGACAACCGAGTCAACGGTTATTTCTCACTTTAATTTCAGCAACCGGCGGCGGTTGGCATGGCAATAATCCCGCTTGACACATACGCGCAATGGTGTAATGTGCGGGTTGACGGATAGCTACCGTCGCTGCCATGCACTCAGGGGGCTGGCGGACACCTCACCTGCCCGCTGGCCCCCGCCTTGGTGAGGGAGGTAGAGTGAAATTTGAAAGCACAGACGCCGCAGTCTTAGCACCCCCGCGCTGGCTAGTTCCAGGTTGGATCGGCAGAGACCACCTCACACTATTGATAGGCGACGGAGACGCCGGTAAGAGTACGCTGGCGACTGACCTCGCCGTGGCACTCGCATGCGGACAGTCATGGATGGGGGTGCCGACGAAGCAATCCAAGGTGGTCTACTTCGATGAGGACGGCGCACGACCAGACATCATCAATAGAATGCTGGCATTCAGGGTAGGGCGCCGCGTTCAGCACGTGCCGCTCGACCAGTACCTTCTAGTTCATCCCGCCTGTGGTCTCAGCATTGAGAGTGACGCCGACTTTCTGGACATTGTGAAGGCATGCATCGGGGCTGACCTGATCATCTTTGACGCGATGGTTGCCTTCCACGGTCAGGATGAGAACGCCGCCGACAAGATGCGCTACATCATGCGCGGCAGGTTCCGCAAGCTCATGCGGGACACTGGTGCAGCGGTCAAGCTCATGCACCATGTCCCAGGTCCTGACGAGAACGGGAACATGCGGGACAAGCCGCGCGGCTCGACTGAGATTCGCAATGCCTGTGACGCCATTCTGAGTGTCAAGGCGGGTGAACTGGCGCACACCCTCAAGGTCAAGCGATGCAAGTTCGCGCGCAAGGTGGAGTGGGCCGAGCCAGTCAATATCTGTCTGGAGTCCACCGAGGAACAATCAATCCTCATCACATCCTATGCCACCAAGACAGCTGCCTGTATCGCCTACCTTGCCGGGTGTCCTGACTTGCTGACCTGGACGGTAGATCAGGCGTCCAAAGCACTCATGTCGGGGGGCCTCCAAGTGGCCCGCGAGACCGCTTGGAAGAGCCTCAACATAGCTCAATCTAGAGCCCGTTCGGCCTCTAAAAACTGTGGACCGAATGAGGCACCGACCGAACGGATTCTGACTGTTTAGATTCAGTGGCTTACAGTTCGTTCGGTAATTTCGTTCGGACCCTTATACTAGAATAAGGGTAAGGCCACCGAACGGACGAATGGCCTATTTAGCTTTGGCCAGTCCACTCGTCCACCCCCTGCGCGCCCTGGCGAGCTGCCGCACCCTATCCTCCACCGCCTCGACCCACTCCTCGCCGCGCTGGACTCGACGGTATACCGCCCTGTAGCACGCCGGGCACATATGGCGGGTAGTCGCTGGTCGGCGCAGGCACGTCAGACACGGGTCAGTCATAGGGCACGTATCGTGGGTCATCTTTTTCCAATTCGTACCAGTGTGGGCCGTCCTCTGGCCCGGCTTCACAGCCTGGACAGCATTCCTCGCAACACACTGGATGCGGGCCACAATGGTCATGCGCCTCTTTCCACTTGTACACTTCTTCCTTGGTCATCCCAGCCATGCACCCACCCCATACACCACCGCCAGCACCAGACAGAAGGCATAGACGGCCAGCAGCAGCCCAGCAACGTCATGCAGCGGCTCAGGCTCCTGTATCGGCATGCCAGTCTCCTATCCATGAGTCGTCGTCAATGTCGTCACACTCGCAACAGTCCATCCGACACACCTCACAGTAGACGGCCTCGTCAGTCTGTACGTGCCGCTCGGCTACGTGCGGACAGTACCGGCAGGAAGGCGGCTCAGGCTCGTTAGTCATTGGATAGCCTCCCAGAGGCGTTTAAAGCCTCTCTGGCGCGTTCAAGCATTGCCCGTGCCGAATTCCTTGCCCGTTTGTCCTGAGCCCGCCTATCGCGCTGGAGTGCCATATCCAGCATATAGGCCGAATGCTGGCAATGGCAGCACCGGAGGCCCACGGTCAAGCACTCGCAATGTCTGCAGGAGGGGTCGTAGGTCACTGTGGCGGCCTCCTGGCATCGAACACTGGCGCGGTCAGGCGCAGAGTTTCATGTGGCTCCGATCCGCCCCATTCCGTAGCTTGGACTACGGCTTGAGAGAGGGAGTCAGCGATCACATAGCAATGCTTCCGGCCGCCGCCTTCCGCTGGCGTGTGCCATGAAGCTTTGTAAATGGTCACGAGTCCACCCGGTAAGGCACAACGTCTGGATTCCACGGTGTGTCAGCTAGCCGCCTGTGACAGTGGCTGCACGTCCAATGCGTTGGATCACAGCGACCCCCGCAGAGTAGGCAGCGGGTACGGCGGTCGTCGGTGAGTTCGTAGACGGCTAATGGGCTCAGGACGATAGGTTCGCTCATCGTGTTCCCTCCAAGTGTTCAAGCATCCTCCGCATATGGTGAATGCGGCAATCGCGGTGCTGGTGGTCAGCATGGAACAGGCAGCCATAGCCCTTTGACGCGTCAGCCTCAACCATGCATGACGGGCAATGGATAGTCGCTCTGTGGGCCTCCCACTCCTTCAGGTACTCGGCATACTCCCACTCATACACCGCCTTACACCCGTCGCACTCTTCGGGTCTGGGGCGCTCGTCGTGGCCGTCCAGGCGGCAGTCGGGCGGTCTCATGGCTTTCCTTTCGGCCCGGACGCAGGCTCACTAGGCTTAAATGGTCCAATTGCTTTGCCCTCAGCTGTGCGACATTCGGAGCACACACAGACACAACCCGCTGCAAGCCTGCACCATTGAGATTGGCAGTGCGCGGTCATCAGTAGCACCGTCCGTTGTTCGCCGCAGAGAGGAGGAGCATGAATGCCGCCCCGCCTGCTATTGACAGCGCTAGGATAATCATCATGGGCGCACCTTGTCGGCCCCTCCGCCA